CGACGTGCTCTAAGAACATATTGATCTGCAACAGTAGAGCCGGTATCGCTAATAGTTCTAAACGCTAGCTTTAGCCGAACAGGAGTATCGCTAGGAGTTACTCCTGTGTCTGTTATACCCCTAATAGAGAATGGGCCGATATAGTCGCTGAACGTGAGTGTGTCGTCAATAGTTCTAGACGCACTAACTACAATGGCGTCACTGAACGCGAGTGTATCGTCAATAGTCCTGGCTGTAATTAACTCTACAGTCTCAGACTGAGTTACGCCAGTATCTCCAGGTGTCTCGAAGAAGTCGGTCATACTGGTGAGTTACCCTTCGGCGTATTACCAGCGCCCCCGTTCTTACTAGTAGACCCACCCGGCTTGTTAGGCTTACCGGGTGCTGTTTGTCCCGGTGCGGCCTTAGCGGGTGGTGTGATCTGACCCTTACCTGAACCCGGAGCGGTATCCGCATTAACATTAATGCGCTCAACCGTCTGAGCGATATCAGTGAAGTCAGGCCGTGGCTCGTCCTTAGCAGGCATATCAGCAACCTTGCGTAGGAACTGCTCGGTGCTCATATCAGGTGTGATGCCGTTGCTCGTCATAAGGTTGCGGATACCGGCGCTCCACATCTGGAAGTCCTTAACCTCACCAATGTTGCGTACCTGCATCTGCGGTACTTTCTGAGTGAGGAAGTTATACGAGTGGAGTTGTGGAATGAGATACAAGTTAAAGTAGTCGCAGATCATCTGCGCTACGTACCTCATCGCCTTCATAAACATATCGAATGCTGTGGCGCCTGTTGCACGTCCACCGCCAGAACCTTCAATACCCATGTTGATGAACTGAACCAGAATGTTCTTCATAATCTGGTTGTCGTGATGTACTGCGCTACCGAGAGCATCGACTGGATTGCCGCTTAGCTCTGCGAATCCAACCTGCATCATCGGAGTACGCACGATGTAAGACTTCTCGTTGGTGCGTAAGTTAGCCCCTAGCTCGTGAGCAAGATTGACTTCCTTTTTACTAGCTCCTGGCTGAATCTCGATATCCGGTACGCCGATGCCGTGGCGCTCTTTTTGAATGGCGTCGATCGTATAGAGCTTATCTTTATAATACCAGTTGCGGTAGCAGCTTCTTAGGATACTTTCGCCCTCTACGTTACCATCTCCCTCAAACGTGAAGATCATCAGCTTTTCTATCGGGATGGTGACAACCTTAGCTTTGTTGTTACCGTCGATAGCATTCTGATCTACGGAGAGCACACCGCCGTTGTCGTCATACTTGAACTGACCGATGCTAGTAGCTGGACGATCAGCTAGCTTCTTGAGCATCGTGTACTTCTTGAGGTTGGCGTTAGCATTAATGCGCTTAGGCGCCCACTCGCGTAGTTCAAATACAGGCTCACATATACTAAAGCCGTTCTCGAACATACGAAGGATTCCCTCTAGCGTCTTAGTCCAGGGAATGCTAGGAGCGTGAAAGATGTTGAAGTCAGCAAACTCTCTAGCGATAGCTGCTTCTTCTGACTCGTCGTAGGCATCAATGTAGAACTCTGCACCTAGCACACTAGCCTTGCCTGCGCGCATAGACGACCTTACTGACACGTCGCCGCGCATCATCTTCTTATAGGTGCGAACGGCGGTTGCGCGATTAGCAAGCTCGGGGACTGGATCAATTAGCGGGGTAATCCGCTGAGATCCCATTTCTTTATAAATCCCCGGAGGGATCGGAACAGCTTGTTGTGATTCGTAGCTAGTGCCAGTAACCGGCTTGCGCGCGCTCCGCGTCAGTGAAGGTAGTCTAGCCATTTATCAGTCATATCCTATCGAGTCGCCGAGGGAGATGCCACTAGAGTACGTAAAAAATCCTGCCGCCTCTGTGTGCGCGTACTTGCCAGTATACACGGACTCTAGCGTGTTGTTATGTCCAAGCACAAAATAGTGGTTAAAGAAATAACGCAGAGCATCAGGGCCGTGGTCATCGTAATCATGTTGGCCCGGACGCTCATTGTGATCCTCTTTAACTTCCTTTTTGCGTAGCTGATTCATTTGCCGAATAAGATGAACACAGCTAGGATCAACAAACAATTTAGGTAGCGAGCCTAGTTCTGCCGGTTGCAAGTGGCGCTTAATTGCCTCAACGCCAAGCGACCACCCCACAGGCTTAGAGTAGACGTAACCAAGCACTAGCTGTAGAGTAGAAATCTCATCTGCGCCTCTAGGGTCGCCGTACATCATATCTACGTGAAAGCCCATTGGGTTTTCACGGTTCTTTAGTATATGCGCGTGAGTCCACGTAGCTTGATGGGATACTTGATACTCTCGCCAGACATATACGTTGTCGGAGGGATCAACCATGATGTCAAGACATACGAAGGGGTCAGTGAACCCAAAGTCAAAGACCCAAAAGTTTTTCCATCCTGGGATATAGTCAATCTGTCGAACATGATCTACCTCATTGAATTCTGGATAGATTTGCCCTTCAAAACTAGTGAACTCGGCTGCGTACTCTTGATCCCAATATTGCTTAGATACAGACCCACGAATACGTACCAATTCTGGATCATCATACCCTCCTGGGTACATAGCTGCATTGTTCCACGTTGGAAACCGCCACGATTGATAATCAGGAAAGTCTGGATGCTGGCCCATATCATACAAGCCCTTATACCAGTTAAACCCCTGTGGAGTTGAGGGGAACCACGCCGATCCGCGCCTATCTGATAGCGCAGGCTCAATGTACATCTGCCAGGTACTCATCTTATGCTTAGCAGCCTCAGACATAATCGCGCCGTCTAGACCCTCACCTACGAGAGCATCCTGCTTCTCCGCTGACACTACTTCAAGCACAGAGTTGAATGGAGTAACAATTCGCATCTGACCCTGGTTGACGTTGTAGTTCTTAGTTGTACACTTGTCTAGAACCTTTAGCTTTTTCAGATCCTCGTAGACAACACGGAACTCTTTTTCACCTAGCTTATACGTAGGGCCGACTATCCACCAGATCGTGTCGGGGATGAATAGGTTGTATGTCATCTCATGGGCCGCTGCTTGCGACTTGCCAAAGCGCCTGCCACAGCAGGGGATGATAAAGCGATTAGTGGCATTGTGGATTTGCCACTGTTCTGCACTATGGGGCGTGTAGCCCACACGATCAAACAGTGTGTGCTTGTCAATAATTGCTTCTTTACGCATCTGCTGCTCTCCCGCTCCTGTAGTAATCCTGTATCCTAGTTATGACACTCGCTGGATACAGTTCTTCTATTTCAGGGAACACTCCGTCAGTTACATCATACTGCTCCGCGTTGTAGACTCGCCTGATCCGTTCGTAGTCAGTGATTTGAGTAATACCTGATTGAAAGGCCACGTGCTCCCATTGATGCTCTTCCCTCGTAAGGATCGGTACGCCTGCCGAAAGGATAGTCTGTCTTGCCGCATTATCGCAACCACGGCGCATATCTTCCTTGATAGGACGAGGAAACTTAGTAAGCAGAGATACAGGGATAATAAGAGGGCCGATGCCACCAGGAACCGCGATTTTAACATCAATGCGTTCATCTCCTGTTGAATGAATCATCGAGTAGTAGTGAGACGCGATAGGTAGTTCTTCTCCAAGATTGTTGATAAACTGGTCGGCAGTTAATATACTATCAGATCCCACAGGATAGCAATAGTCGAAGTCGAGATCGAAAGCCTTTGCGTATCCCTCATTAAACTTTCTGGACAGAAACTCATTATCCATCTCTACTACGTAAAAGTCTAAACCTCGAGCTATGTCAATATTGTCATCGTCTCCGATAATAACACTAGTAGCATATATGCCATGCTTAGCTAGTTCATCGCAGACAGTCCTGCGTGAGAGCAATACGATCTCAGTTAGCTCGTAACGCTGCCAGACAGGTGTTATAAAGATTAGACTAGTCACTAGTCATCTACCCTAAACCTGAATGGGCCAAGCCGAGGGGTTTCTGGACTGGCGCTGAATGTAACGAATAAGTCATACGGGCCTTCAGCTAGATTGGTAGTGTCGATCAGGGGTAGGATCTTCATTCCGCTGACCACGCATTGTTTTCCAGAAATGATCTCCGTGGCGGCGTCGTCGCCTGTGTAGAGATCATACGACGCCGCGCCGATGCTTGTCAAGTTGCCCATCGTATCAGTGACGGGGATAACGAGGAATTCAATTGTGCCTGTTGTTAGCCTTTCCATTTTCTCCACCATTCTCTAACGTAGTATGCTTTGAAGATATTGGTTTTAAGCGTTGACCAAGTGCCGTGAATGCTGTACTCGTAGTGCTTTTCTAGAGAAGCTGTGTACCTCGGGTACATCGTAGCTGTGAAGATATACAGCTTGTGGAACGCTATCTTAGTGATATGGTCTGACTGTGGTAGTGTTTCTGTCAGTGTTACGAAGGAGTGAACTGGTACGTCACCGATGTAATCGCTGAACGTGATGTAATCGGTCAGTACGCGCTTACGTAGAGTCAGCAGCGAGTCAGTTTGAGTTAGTGCTGTATCAGTGAGCGGCTCAGTAACGCCAGTAGCAGAGATGAGAGAGTCAGACTGTATGAGGCCATCAGTACTGAGTGCTTTACTAGCAAACTTGGTAATCGAATCAGTCTGAGCTACGCCTGTATCTGTAGCTGTGCGCTGATAGTTAGTTGAGCCAGGAGTGAATACTGCTACTAAAGAATCACTGAACGCAATAGTGTCGCTAATCCTGTGAGCGACACGTTTAATTAGTGACTCGGAGGGCGTAACACCTGTATCAGTTAAGTAGTGGTAGATACGCTCAGCGAGTACATCCGCGAGCGATACGCCTGTATCAGTCAGTGTGCGAGTAGCACGCAACAGTCGAATTAGAGAGTCAGACTGTGTTACACCCGTATCAGCAATACCGAGATTAAGGCCAGAAGAAGAACTGATAGTATCGCTAAACGTAAGAGTATCACTGAGGAACTTGAACGCATACTTGACTATAGTATCTGTTTGAGTGAGGGTGTCACTGAGTGGGCGACTACGTAGAGTAAGCAGCGAATCCGTAAAGGTGAGAGTGTCTGTTAGCGTGCGTGTTGCGACTAGCCCACTCACTAGGCTGTCACTCTGTGTAACGCCAGTGTCTACATTATAGTGGTAGATACGTTCG